TGAGGTCGTGAATGTACGGTTGCTGGCTTGCATCAAAGCCCTTGAAGTCCCCAGCAAACACGTTATCACCTGCCTGATGGAGATAGTTCACCATAGTGCCCCAATCCGTAATCGGATTCATCCCGGGCCCGAAACCAACCTCGACGTTACACATAAGACGCGCGCCAATATAAGCGCCAAAGTACATCTTGCACAGTATGGTGTAAGCTTGGGGGCAAGATGATACATAGCGCGTCTTCACCGCCTCAACCTTAGCGTGAGTGCGGAGCTCATCCTTCAATATAGCTTTGAAGACGAACGCCGGCCTCTTCCGTGCCTTCAAAAGCTTAAGCTTTGAGAGCACTGTGGCCCTCAACTTCCTCCACATATCATTGTCGAGGTTGTACTCGGGATCATTCCCCAGCCAGGCCTTCTTACCCACGGATGCGACAAGGCAATCCGGGTACCCCGGGGATGTGTCCCTTGGAATGGCCTTCACACCCATCGATGGTACTCCAACAGTCGCCTGTTCGGGAGTAAGGATGATCTTTGGGAAATCCTTTGTGAACTCAGCAAACTCAAGAGGCACTATATCGGCCACCAAAGAAAGTCCCGAAACCTCTCTCCACTCGTGTGGTGTCTTGTAAGGTTCCATGCTCTTAATCATGGGATACACCTTCACTCCATCCCTCATCACAGGTGACAAAACTGCTGGCGCCTTCGGGCACTCCCCGAAGATTTTTGCCTCACCCATGGGGCTGAGCTTTAACTGTGTTTTCCCAGCGTTGTTCGAAACCTTGTCGACCACACCAATCATGGTGATGCTGCCATCCACAAGCTTGTCGGTTCCTGTAAGCCCACTTTGTTCAACCGGGTCACACTCTGTAAGGGTCACACCATCCGTAGCCAAATCCTCGACGAGCATATCGGTGTAGCAGTCCAGTTTCGCTCGCGCGCTCTCGACCATTTCCCTTGTGATCACAGTTGCGTAACCTTTCGACCCAATAAAGTTCCTTGACCCTGCGTAGTGCATGCCAAGATATAAAC